AGCGGTCTTGAGGTTTTATACGAGACTGAGCGTATCCAGTTTGTATGGCCTGAGCGCCAGGCGCACTACACACCAGACTTCCGGCTGCCAAAACCTGGCGGCTATTTTTATGTCGAAACCAAAGGACGATGGCTGACGGAAGATCGTCACAAACATCTACTGATTCGTCAGCAATGCCCCGACATCGACATACGCCTGGTGTTCAGCAACGCCAATGCGAAGCTCTACAAGGGCTCACCGACTACGTATGCCAAATACTGCGATAAGCACGGCATTCAATACGCACACAAAGTAATTCCCGAAGATTGGCTGCAGGAGAGCAAAGATGCAACCATCGAAAACAACAATGGAGACCTGGGGTCAGGAGAATGACGCTGGCAGGTTTGTGGCACACGAGCCATGCGATGCCTGTGGTTCGAGTGACGCCAGGGCGATTTATGACAATGGCGAAAGAGGATACGCAGCATACTGCTTCAGCTGCACAGACCACCAAACCTTCGACCAAGACTTCCAACCAACCAGCTCAGCAGCTGCGGCAGAACTTATACAGGCAGCGCATCAAGCAAAGCCGGAAGGTTTACTCCAGGGCGAGATCCAAGCAATCCCGGCCAGGGGGATAAGCCAGGAAGTATGTAAGAAGTTTGGCTACCGGGTGGGTACATACCAGGGGCAGCCTGTACAGATAGCTACGTACTACAGCCCCGGCGGCACACCTGTGGCACAAAAGATCCGATTCAAGAACAAGGACTTCAAGTTACTTGGGGATGGCAAGAAGCTGCCACTATTTGGATCACACAGATGGCAGGGTGGTAATCGCCTGGTCATCACAGAAGGCGAGCTGGATGCCATGTCAGTGGCGTCTGTAATGCATGCAACAGCATGTGTCAGTCTACCAGCTGGCGCTGCTGCCGCTGTAAGATCAATCAAAGACAACTGGGACTACGTTGCTCAGTTCAAAGAAGTTATCCTGTGCTTCGATATGGACGAACCGGGACGCAAGGCTGCCATCGAGGTAGCTGAGCTGTTGCCGGTCGGCCAAAGTCGCATCTGTTTTCTCCCTTACAAAGATGCGAACGAGACCCTACTGCAGGGCAAGCACAAGGATATCGTCGGTGCCATTCTTGAGGCGAAAGTATATCGCCCGGACGGCATCGTGGCCGCAGCCGATATCAGAGATGCCATTGGTGTGGTGGACGCGGCCTCTGCCATTGCTTACCCATTCCAACGTCTGAACGAGGTAACACTCGGTCTGCGTGAGGGTGAGTTGGTCACCATTACGGCTGGATCTGGTATCGGCAAGTCTACACTGGTACGTGAGATAGCTTACTCGCTGCATACTTCCGGCCACAGGGTCGGGATGATCATGCTCGAAGAAAGCAACAAAAAGACCATCCTGGGACTGCTCGGTATCCACATGAACAAGAACGTGACTGTGGATCGCACAGGTGTCGAAGAGGCTGACCTATACAAAGCCTTTGATGAGCTGTTTCCTGGCGACAACCAGGTGTATCTCTATGACCACTTTGGATCGTCTGAGGTCGATACCATCATTCAGCGTATTCGCTACATGGTGGCAGCTCTGGACGTAAAGTGGATCATCCTGGATCACGTATCAATCATGATCAGCGGCCTGGCGGTTGCTGACGAACGGAAGGCGATAGACATTGCCTGTACGGCTCTTAGAACGCTTGTGAGCGAGCTAAACATTGGCTTGATCATGGTGAGCCATCTGCGCCGACCAGAGGGTGACAAGGGACATGAGGAAGGCAGCAAGGTTCGCCTATCTCAGATCCGAGGCTCACACAGTCCTGTGCAGCTTAGTGACATCGTGATTGGTCTCCAGGTCGATCCTGACGACCCTGACGGTGCCTATCGATATCTACACGTATTGAAAAACCGGTTTACCGGTGAGACCGGTGTCGCCGGCAAGGTAAAATACAACCTGGAAACAGGACGCCTACTTGAGGCCAGCGACACCTTTTAGTGAGGTGCAGCCATGTGTTTTATCAAGATCAGAGATACCCTTACCGGCCAGCTTTTGTTCGTGAAAGATGGTGATGGCCTAAGCGTCACCACAGACCCATTCGAAGCCAGGTCATTCGATATCAAATCACAAGAAACCTTGGACTGGTTTGACCAGACCGAAGTCATTTTGCATGGGCTATTTCCAGCGCCCCAGTGGCACGTGACGTTTATGGAAGAGGAGAGAAACTATGACGAATACTGTACCGACAATGGATCAGCTGAGGGAAGCCCTAAAGCTGCCCCTGGAGATCCCACAGTACGAACCGAAGAACAACAACAACCTAAGACACCAGGCCATGATGCGTTGGATGATGCAATCAACCGAAGGTGAAGTCATAGAGTGCCGGCGCGGCCATGCGCGATCTAAGTGGGATCGTGAAGGATGAACATAAGCACTCATTACGGAACACATAAATATGCCGGGCGAAAAGCTCACGTAATCAAAGAAGGCGACAAGTACGTGGTCATCATGATCCAGGACACTGCCGTCATCGAAGAACGTGAGATCACCGGACATACACAACAGTACGCCGAAGACACTGCAGAGAACTGGGTCTTAGGTGTCATCTAATACTGGGTAGTTGAAGAGGTCACTCTGTCAATCAGGTGAATTAGACCAACCAGTAGTGATGCGTTTGAGCTGAGTGTTTTCAACCTCTACGCATCATGGGAAGGGCTGGCCAGGGGGTGTTTAACCTGGGTTATTGATGCTGGTCAGCTCTTCCACTTTATCAAGGAGAGCAACCATGAAACGCATCGTCTTCGACATCGAGACTAACGGTCTCGACCCTGACGTTATCCATTGTCTGATCTGTGAAGACTTAGACACGGATGAAATCCAATCGTTTACAGCTGAGAATATGGAAGATGGGCTGCAGCTGCTTGCCCAGGCTGATGAGATCATTGGCCATAACATTATCAGCTACGACATTCCCAGCCTTCAGAAGGTCTACAGCAGTTTTGTTCTCCCTGACACTGTACGTGTAACGGATACGCTAACGCTCTCCAGGCTGATCCATGCCGACCTTACTAATGAAGACTTTGAGACCAACTGGTCACATGCAGACGCTGAGATCCTCCCGAAGCGGATGTATGGTTCCCACAGCCTAAAGGCTTGGGGTCTACGTATTGGTCTTCATAAAGGTGACTATGATGGGGGCTGGGAAACCTTCAATGAGGACATGTGGTACTACTGCGTCCAGGACGTAAAAGTCACCAAGGCGCTATACAAGAAGTTAGACCCGGACAACTACAGTCAGCCGGCGGTTGAGCTTGCTCATACCCTGGCAACCCTGTGTGACAAGATCGGTAAGTTTGGCTGGACATTCGATGTCAAGAAAGCCAACGAGCTGTACGCTGTTCTGGCTGCCCGGCGATCCGAGATCGAGGGTGAGCTGCATAACTTGTTTGAGCCATGGGAAATACACGAAGAGTTCATCCCAAAGCGTGACAACAAGACACTCGGTTATAAAGCCGGCGTACCATTCGACAAAGTTAAAGTCGTGCAGTTCAATCCTAACAGCCGGCGGCACATTGAGCGCTGCCTGACACACAAGTACGGCTGGAAGCCTAAATTAACTACAAACCAGGGACACGCACAGATCGATGAGACTGTGTTGTCCACGCTGGATTACCCAGAGGCACAGAAGCTCGCTGAGTTCTTCATGATCCAGAAGCGGATCGGCCAGCTGGCTGAAGGCCGTCAGGCATGGCTGCGTCTGCAGCGTGACGGTAAACTACACCACAGCATCATCAGCCAGGGTACTGTCACACACCGGGCATCACACCGTAATTGTAACCTTGCCCAGGTGCCAGCCACCAGGCTGCCCTACGGCAAGCAATGCCGTGAGCTCTTTACAGTACAGCCAGGCTACAAGCTGTTAGGTGCTGACCTTTCAGGAATCGAGCTGCGCTGTCTGGCGCATTTCATGGAAAGCGATGCGTATACCAAAGAGCTCCTGGAAGGTGACATCCATACCGTGAATCAGTGGGCAGCTGGCCTGGAAAACCGCGACCAAAGTAAGCGGTTCATTTATGCGTATTTATATGGTGCCGGCGCTGCCAAGATCGGTGAGGTAGTCGGTGGCGGCTTTAAAGAAGGTAGGCGGCTGATTGATCGTTTTAATGAACGCATACCATCCATAGCGCGTCTTAGAAAGGCCGTAGAGAGCGCTGCAGAGCGTGGTTATCTGCTGGGGCTCGATGGTAGGCACATCAAGATCAGAAGCCCTCACAAGGCTCTGAACAGCCTTTTACAGGGTGCCGGTGCAACCATTGCAGCCACCTGGCTTATCGAAACACAAAAGCGACTAATCGAAGCTGACCTGGACGCCGACATCATGGCCTGGGTTCACGATGAAATCCAAATACAAGTGAGAGAAAGGGACGCAGATCATGTCGGTGATATCGTTCGAAGAAGCGCGGAAAGCGCTGGAGAAACGTGGGGTTTCCATCTCCCCGTCGCAGCTGAATGGCAACTCGGAGACAGCTGGGCAGACACCCACTAAAGAATACGATCTTACCGTACACGACCTGGAAATGTGGGTCGTCCTGGATCGAGCGCTGCGGCGGCCATTCACTACAAAAGGTCAGTTCGCCAGGGACAGCGCAACCATCATCGCATGCGCCGCTGACCTCGGCTTGATCTCAACAAGGATCGATGAGGAGCGCTGGGGCAACGTCTGGTTCATCACACATCATGGCATGGACTTTCATAAGGGGATATTAAATGAAATTACTGATTGACGCCGACATCTACGCCTTCCGGGCAGTAGCGGCCACTGAAGAAGAAACAGACTGGGGCGATGACATTTGGTCACTGTCTACTGATCTCAAGATTGCGAAACGTATCGTCCAGGAAGAGTTCGAGAAGTTCTATGATGTCCTGGGATCAGAGGACATCCTACTGTGTTTCAGTAGTAAGGATAACTTCCGGAAACGCATCAACCCTACGTACAAGTCGGGACGCAAGAAGACACGCAAGCC